GCGCAGCGATCCGCAACGCGCCGCGCCCAGTGCCACAACCGAAATCAATAACCGCGTGGTGCGCCTTCACGCCGGCCATGTCGACGAACAGGTCGGCTAGACGCTCGCCCGGCGCGACGGTACGGTACTGCGGGTGCTGCGCCCACAGTTTTTCGTACTTCGCCGCCTCTGGATTGGCGAGCAGCGCGGCGGTCATGCTGCCTCCTGCACTGCCCTGACGAGAGGGTTCGCCGAAAATGAGTGGTCGTATGCCTCCTCGACCTCTGCGGCACTCGGCAGATCGTCGTGCGGCTCGATACGAACCACCGTGTTCCTGCCTTCTCCATCGATTCGCACCGTCGCGCCGTCGTAGCCGTACATACGACGTTCGATGGGTTCGCACGCATCGAGCAACGAAGACTGCTTGCTCGCCGCGATCTTGATGCCGCGAGCCGCAGCGAATCCGAGCCAGAACTCCACGCACGCGCGGCCTTTCTCGGCGTGATGGCTGTTCTCGTAGGTGAAATCGCAGCCGAACATCAAAATCTTCTCAAACCCCATGTGGATCGCATAGGCGACCGCATAGGCGGCGGTACTGTTGAAATACGCGAATCCATCGAGCGACTGCACCACGTTCTGCAGCGGATACGCCTCCATGCACGGATACTCGGGGTGCGGCACCGAGGTCAGCACACGCCCGTTGTAGTCGCGCATCCACTCCATCATCGCCGCGATGTTGCTCTCTGGCGCACGATCGGCCCGCGAGTTTTGCACGCGCGGGTCATCCATGTGGAACACCAAGTCGCAGTGCAGGATAGCGCCCACCGCGTTGATGCCCCATACCTCATCAGCCAGCCGGTTGCGGTTACCGAGCCTCTTCGCCAGATCGACATAGGATTCCAGCGACGGACCGAGCCCGAGGATCGCAACGGTGCGCGGCTTGCGCGGCTTCTCGGCGTGTTCTGGCAGCTTCACTGTGGCAGACTCCGCAGGGGAACAGATCGCAATGATGGTACGCCCGCCGGCCCCACGGCCGACGGCGGAGAACGGACCCGACTGGCCGTGCTCCATGTCCACGCTCCAGCCGCACTCGGCCAGCAACGCGCGAAACTCGGCGGGGGTGTAATGCCTATGGTGAAACGCGATGTTCCCGCCGTGCGGGAACTCGTCCTCGTTCGGGACGCTAGCGAACAGTCGTTTGATGCCGTTGGCGCGCAGAGCACGGAGCATGATCTCCGGCCGCTCGACGTGCTCGATGCACTCAAACGCCACCGCGACATCGTGCCCGGCCACCAGCGTTGGCGACAAGGCATTCATGTCCCCGGTCAGGAACCACGCGTTGTCATGCGAGTAGTGCTGCTGCGCGTACTCGATGGCCTCCGGGTCGATGTCGACGCCGGTTGCGATATGGCCGTGTTCCGCGAGCAGTTGGGTGCCGTATCCGACACCGCAGGCAACATCCAGAACCCGTTGCGGGTCTGGCCCCAGCATTCGGAGAACGAACTCGTATCGAGCCACATGATCACGACGGATGCCGTCGCGCGTCGGCGCGACCTGCCGTTCCCCGAATTTCATACTGGTCACATTGGAGTGTGAGATGTGGTGATCCGGGCCGGAGCGGTCATGCCCCGGCCCAGACCATTACGCCGCGTTGCCAGTCGAGGACTCAGGGTTGAACAGAACGGCATCGATGGAGACCAGCGCTGCTGCCGTAACCGTAGACTTCACGCCGCACTGGACATACCGTTTGCTGCCCTTGTAGCCAATCTTCTTGACCACCCGCGAGCCCACGCCGGAAGTGCGTGCCCCGGCCGCGAGACCAGCCAGCGCTTCGGTGCCGAGCAGATTGCCGTCGGCCACTGACGTCATCGTGCCCGTGGCGTCGCCTTCCTTCACCGTGACAGTGAACACCGCGTTGGTGGCGGTGATCGCGCCATAAGCGACGAGGAATTCGATGCCGCCGAATCCCTGACGGTCGATGATCTTGCCGACTTGGCCGGTGCCGGTGGTCCCGATCGCGACCGGCGAAACCCCACGGCGCACGACCGTGTTGGAGTGCATGTCATTGTGCTGGATGCTCATTTCATTCTCCTAAGCCCAAACTGGACTACAGAATTGTGCGCCGGGGCGCTAAGTTTCCCCGGCACGTGTTCGTATCGTTCAAGGATCTGACGCGCGAAGCTTATTAAGTCATCGACACGCTGCCCCGCTGGCTGACCTTTGATCCACAACTCCAGATTCTCCGCGCGATTGTCCGATCGGTCACCGTTCTTGTGATGGACGGATTCCGTGGGCAACAGACGCCGCCCGAGGATTTCTCCCATCACCTCACGGTGCTGCGCAACCGTGCCACCTGACGACGCATGGATCGACATCGGGTCGAAGCGAATGACGTAGCCGCTCTTGGCGACATGCCACTCTTTCGAGCGTCCATCCTGATGCCACTTGCCGCCATGCACAGAGCCATGCTCCGTAAATCTTCGGTAGTGCATGGCGCATAGGTCTCTGGCAAGAGCTTGCTTGCCACAACCATCCACCACGCACATTGAAGACGCAGAACCCGGCTTCGCCCTCCGACGAACATCCACGTTCGCAGAACCAAAGTACCGCCACCTGCCGTAATGAAAGCGGCAATACCCACGGACCCTTGCCGGGGTAAAGCAGCCATCTACAGAGCAGGCGGCGGCCATTACGGTCAGCTCGCAGAAAAGCGGATGAACTTCACGGCCTCGTAGTTGAGGACTCCGCCGCCGACGCGCCGCGTCGAGTAAAACACGATGTACGGCTTGTCGGTGTACGGGTCGCGCAGCGTGCGGATACCGATACGATCGACAACCGTATACGCCTCGCGCCAGTCGCCAAGGGCCATCGACAGCGAACCAGTCGCAAGCGTGGGCATGTCCTGAGTCAGCACGACGTTGAACCCGAGGATCCGATCCGGCTGACCCAGTTGCAGGCCGGGTTGCCAGATGTACTCGTTCGTGGTCGTGGTCTTGAACTTGCGCACGCCAGCGATGACCTGCCGGTTGGTGACCCACGACGCGTTCTGCAGGTAAACCGGCTTGAACGCAGCGATCAGGTCGAACATTGGGTCCGCCTGAGTCGTGTGCCACGCGCCGTTCGCGCCCGTCACAACGTGCTCCATCGTCCCCCACGCCCGCGAACCATCGGCGGTCGCGGCAGTCGGGTACGCGGCGAAACCATGCGGCTGACCGACGCCAGTGCCAGTCACGAACGCGGCGGCTTCAGTTCTCGCAAACTTGTTGCCGATCTTGTCGGCTAGCCAGCCCTCGGCGTCGAACGCACCATCGTCGAGCAGTCGCTGGGTGATTTTCGGGGACGCATACTCCTCATGCGCCTCGATACGCCACCTGCCGACCTTCGGGGTGCTCGTCTCGGTGCGAGCTTGGGTCTCCGTGACCCACCCACCCGACGACGCCTCTTCCAGATCCTCGATACCCTCGATGTCGTTGCCGCTGATCTGGACGACCGAGAACAGGCTACGAAGCGGGGCCAGTTCATAAACCTTCTTGACGATCCGGCCCATCATCGGCGGCGGCAGAAGGAAACCGCCATCGGAATCGACGCCGGCTTGCAGCGCTTTGATTTCGGTGTTCTCCAACGACTTCTCGCCGTGGCGCTGGAACTTGTCAAACGCCGACTTGTAGGCGATGTACTCGTCGACACCGACGTCCGACACCTGCTGGCCCGCCTTCGCGAGCGCGCGACGGTGCAAATTGAACGCCTTGTGCTCGTCCTTGACGTCGGCACCTTCAGGCGTCGCGCCCAGTTGCGGACGGTTCGCGCGCTTGATGACCTCGTCGAGTTGAGTCTGAAGACTCGACTTCTGCTCGTCGATCTCGCCGAGGCGAGCCTCGATGCGCTCGACCACGCCCTTCAGGTCTCCAACGGCCTTCCCGTCCGCTTTCGCGGCGATCAGTTCGTCGTTTTTCCTGCGGAATTCCTGCCACAGCCGGCCTTGCTCATCGAGCAGGCCCTTGATCTCGCCAATGTCGGACATGATGTCCTCTCCTATCGCAGAATTGCGGAATTGCGCTTCAACAGCGCCGCCAACTGCGCGACGGACAGGTCTCCTGCGTCACGACTACCGCCGGCGGGATCCCCCCGGTCAGCGGCCTTGATGCGAGAAATCAGCATGACCGATTCAGCTTTGGTCATTCCGAAAAACTCGCGCAGATAATCCTCTATTTCACGCACTGACGTCAACTGCTGAATTGATTTAACGGCGGTGATTCGTGAATTCGGGTTCGACGGCCACGTCACCAGCGAAATTTCACTCAAGTCGATTCCTTTCAGGATTCGACGCTCGCCGTTGGGCCCGTTTTTCATCTCCCAGTCCCGGGCCACGTACCCGATCGATAGACCGTCGAGCGCGCCCATTTTCATCAGTTCGTACGCCTCTTGCCCGCGCGGGGTATGGGCTAGCTTGCCTTCGGCGACTAGGCCGTCGTCCGATTCGGACAAGCTCGTCCACTTGCCGACCGGCATCAAGTCCTGAGCAGTCAACCCCTGCCCGCCGTGCTGCACAAGCATGGCAGGCCACCCCGGCTGATTGGGGGTGGCTTTGGACAGGAACGACTTAAATGCTCCGTGCTGAATCACGTCACCGTGGGAATCCACGTTGCCGAAAACAGCCCCGAAACCCTCGAATGACATTTCCACCCGGCCATCGGAATCAACGCTGTGATGCGTCTTCACCTCTGTCAAGGGGACGATCGTCTGCGATTTACGCATATTTACTCCTTGCGCACGATTCTGCGCCACAAAGTTCACACTAGACCGTGTGTCGACGATTGGCGGCACACAAGTCATTAAATTCGCTTTCCGTCTGGATCGCGCAACTTGCCCAGCGTCGTGATTTTTCCGGTCTCGATGTTGCGGATTTTGAGATCTGAATCATCGCTTGCTTCTTTCGGTCGCGTCGGCTCTCACCCACAGGGCAATGTCGTCCTCGACTTGCGCGTTGAACGACAACCACGACACGTACCGATGATCTGGCGGAGCGCTCTCGATTACAGCGGCCGGAGCGACACGACCATCTTTCGCCCACAACACTCTGCGGCCATCTACATGCCACCTCACGATGTGCGCAGGGCCGGTCAGTTCAAGCGCATCCATGATTTATCCCCATACAGGTAATCAATCCCGTTCAAACGCGAATATGCCATTGCACGAGCATTTGGCAGAGCATATTTGTCGATGTCATAAATCTTTTCCACATCGCGCACAGAAACACCGCCGTGAATTTGCGCTTCTGCATATGAATATGAGCCCGTTCTCAACCCATTGTTAACTGCTTTGTTTATTTTGGAACGAATATGACTACTCGGATTTCCTATTAACTTGATCTCGGCGACTTCAAACAACGACGAAATCGAAGCATGGATAACGCTAGACGGCAAAAAATTTGCTTTGCCATTGTTCATTGATAACGAATCTTCTGGTGTAAATGTCGCCCTATCTCGCACGTTCAGTTTCATTAAATAACGCCCGTACATAGCAGCATCGAACTGTTTTTCAGTTATGTTCTTTTCTGAATACAAAACTCCGTACGTCGGCCTCAGCACCGGATCCGTTGACGGTTGATTGAATAGCACTGACTCAACAGAATTGCGCAGTTTTGGGTTATACGTCCCACCGGAGTTTCCAGATTCAAATTGGGTTTTGACTCTGCCGCCAGACAAAATCGAAATGATCGAGTCTCGATGCATATACACATCGAGACCGGCAGCAGTAAAACGCAACCGCTTTTCTTGTTCTTCCCATTCGTCCTTGGAGATGTGCAATTTCAGCGTCGATTCGCGGTTTGCAATTTCTTCGTGACGCACCAAATCGCGCGCTATGAACCCTGCGTCACGCAACTGGTCAAGCTCTTTCGGAGACCAGTTATTGCCCAATTCCTGTTCAATCACATCGGCCGCGTGCAGTTTTGCAGCAGCAATGGCAATTTCCTTTGCTGCCTGCAATTGCAAAGTCGCATCAATCTGTTTCGACCGTAAATAGTCTTTTACTTGATGATAAAAAGCACCCAATTCGGGGATGCCATGGAAGTACTCCAACTCCATTTCCTCTATAGCAACTTCGCGATTGTTACTAAATATCGTAGTTAATACAGATAGCATGAAGTCTCGGGCGTCTTTATATGACGACAGGGCTGCGGGCTCCAGAGACTGAATTTCCGTCCAAATCTCATGAGCCTCGTTCCGCATTCGCACTACTGCGCTGAGCGCTTGTTGACGATTTTTCTCGGCCCACTCCATAGACGCCGACGGCTTGTCGCCACCTCCGGTAGCCACGCTTTCATCGACACGCCGAAACCTGCCGCCCTGAGAATTCGGAGCCCCCCCGGGGTGACGCGGATGCTTCGATGGGTCGAACTTTTTGAGCCACTCGACCATCTGAGCAAACAGCGATTCCATCTCGATCAGCGAGTGATCCGATCCTCTTCCGGCTTCGTCGCTTGAGAATTCAGCGCGTCGATCATCGCTTCGATCATCGCTTCGATCTCGTCCTTTCCCTCCGGCAGTTTTGTGCCCGACGAGCCCTCGATAGACTGGGGCTGAGACTCGTCCTGCGGCATAGAGTCGATCGATTTCTGCTTGTGCGCGCTCATGGGAGCCCTCGTGTTTCAATCTGTTGATGACATCGACCGATCCGCGAGCCGCTTTACCGGGGCCTCTCGTATTGTCGATGATGAATGTCCGAACCGATGGGCTGCCAGCGAACCGGGCCATTACCGCCACCGCAACTTTTGCGGCAGCAGCGTGCTGCCTCGCAGCCTCTTCGATCGGGACGGTGCGCCCGACACCTTCTCCATTGCCACCCTTGATCGCGCGAGTGACGATTCCGTTGACGATCGCGTCATACGGATCCCGAGCAACAAAGATGTAGTTCACCCGGTTACCACGGGCGACCATGTCCTCAATCCGGCGGATCGTCTTTGACTCTTCGGCGCAGCACCCGTCAAACACACCCTTGGAAATGTCGAGCAGCGCTTTCGCCTCGGGGATCGCGGTGGCACTCGACTTCCCAGACCCGCCGCCGCCAGCTAGCACCGACATGACGTTCCTGCCATCGTCGTGAGCAACCAGACGCTCCAGCTTTTCCTTCATCAGCCACGATGCGGGCTCGTGAACTGCGGCAGCAAACAACGCCCGGTTCTCGGGAGACGCGCTGTAGTCGTCGCTCAACTCGCGGGCGGTGTCCGTGTTTACGGTCTTCCCGCCGGTCGCCCCCTCAAGCTGGTCGTACTCGGCGAGCATCGCATCCACGCCATTGATGGCGATCGTGCGGATGAACTTCTCCTCGACCTCACGCTCTTCTGGGGTCAGATGACGATCACTGCGCGGTATCGAGTCAGCGATTGCCTGCTGCTCTGCGGTGAGCGGTTCGCCGTCGTCGCCGTCCGTCCAGCGTCCGCTTGTCCTGCCGTGGCCGGCCGGGACGCGGGGCTGATTCGGGTCGTACCGCTTGTCCTCGATCGCCTTAGCGGCGCTCTTGAACAGCGTTGTAATCGGATCGTCTGGCGGGAACATCCCCAACAGACGATCGACACGGTCCTCAGGAGACAGACCAACCAAAACCTTTTCAAGGTCTCCGGCCAGTTCGTCCTCGGGGCCGAACTCGATGCGCTCAAAGTCGTCGAATTGCTTCTGCATATCCAATCGCGTTGACGTCGCGCCCAGTGAGTTTCTGGTAGAGCCGTTTCTCGTAGTACCACTCTGCGGCCTGAACGTCGGCGGTACTCAGGTTGTGACCCTTTGACGCAAGGATCTGCCTCGCTCGTTGAGTCGCTTCGAACTGAAACCGACGATCACTGCCACGAAACGGCTGGTCGTTAAGCAACTCAAATTCTGTCTTGTACAACGTGTTTGCGCGCTTCTCGATCCGGTGCTGGTTGAGCAGAGCATCGTACCGATCGCCAAACGTCTGGCGGGCAACTTCGAAATATCTTCCGGCAGCGGCGTCGGTCTTTGGCTCCTTCGCCCTCATCAGAGTCTCAAGCTCGCTGTAGTAGTTGCGAGCAGCGTACGAATCCCTGAACGGCTTCGTAAGCGCGAGCGTGGCGTCGCGCCCGAGCGCCGGCTGACCGATCATCTCGGCAAATTCTGAGACGGCTTTGTCGGTCGCCCGCGTAGTGAGCGTGCCGCGCATACGGTTGACTGATCGGCTCCACCACAGATCCATCGTCAAATAGTCCTCCGCCCCGCTCAGGTTTGCAAAGAACGCGCCCAGCTTCGGGCCAAAAAACAGCGCCGCCCTCGGGACAACCATGTCTTTCGGGTAGCTGTTGTCTGCCTTCAGGCCGGCGGCCCGCAGTTCCTTGTTGATCTGATCGACGCGCACGCCTTCCATCAAGTACCCACGCGCTGCGGCCAGCGATCCAAATCGTGATTCGAGCGCCGCGATTTGCCCAAGGTTTTCGGTCAAGTCTCCACGACGGGTCTCAATGTTGAGGGTCTTGAGGTCGACGCCAACGCGCCACTGTTCGTAGATCGATTGGGCGCGGGCGATGTTGGGCACAACGTCTTCGCCGTTGCTGCACACCGCGACCAGCATGTCAAACGCGACTCTCGCGCTTGGGTCGGTCTTTAGTTCCGGGTATTTGTTCGCGAGCGCTTCAACTGCCTGCGGGTAGTCAGCGCTATACCAACCTTTGCCGCTTTCCAGTTCATGCTCGTGCGCGAGCGCGTACTCAACCTCCGCAGCGATGGCGGCTGCTACACGGTCCTTCGCCTCGTCCGAGTAGTCGTCGTCCGCGATCTTGTCGTAGCGGGCTAGTAAATCCCGTTCAAGCGCTTCTCCGACCTCGCGCACCGAGTTCTTTTTTGGGTCGAGCTTCAGTGCACGACGAGCGGTCTCGTCATCGACATTCATCAAATCGATCGTCGATCGGTCGTTGCTGCGCTCCAGCATATCGAGCGAGGTCGTGAACCGCACCCACTGCCCGCCCTCCCCGGCAGGCGCGCCGGCAGGGGCTCTCGGTTGATCTGGGTCGTACTTCTCCTCGACGATCTTTTTGATCGACGAGAGCAGGTAGTTCATCGCATCGTCGTGGTCGTCCATCTGGGCGCTTAGAGCCTCATCGTCAATGACCACGTTGGGGATGTAGACGGTAACGAACACATCATCATCGTCGCCTTGAGTCGTCGACTTGTACTCCATCTGTGCGGCTTTACGCTGAAAGATGTCGGACGATGTTTGTGTTTTTGGATCGACCGCAGCCACGCGCGTGATCCATTCCGGCGGGACCTTGTCCAACATGAATTGCCTTGCCGGGGAGTACGCATCTCGCTGCGCGGCCTTGTACACGGACAATGGGATTTCGGCCTCGATGACCACCGGATACACGCAGCGCCGAATGTGCTCTTTTTTGGCGCGAAAGTCGCGATCAAGCCTGTCGCTTTTGTCCATCAATACCGCAAGCTTCGCAAGGTCTTTTTCACCTTGTATCGCCCGGTCAAGTCTCAAATGCTCGCGGTTGTACTGTTCACGAATCGGCTCGACCAAAAGATCCACCGCCGCATCAGCCGCATACAGCGCCCAAGTGGTCGCATTGTATTCATCTTCCGCAACAAACACCGACCGCTCTCGATCCGGCGTTTCGTACGACTGAGGGAAGTTTCTCCGTGGAGCGTACTGCTCGTCGATGCCATTCTCCACGATCGAACCAAGATACGAGTTCAGCGTCCCGTGATACGCCTTGCGCAGTTCATTCTGGCCGTCAGCCTTTTCAATAAACTGGCCGCCCTCCGGCGACCCGGATGGAGCGCGCGGATGCGCGGCTTCAAACGCGGCATCTTTGGTCGCCAGCGAAATGCGTGTCAGGAGGTTGGCGAACCAACCATCAAACACGTCTACTTGTCGCTGTCGTTCTTCGGCTGCGGCTTTACCCCACCGATCACGTATGCGGTCCCATCCGGCTCGTCGACGAACCTGATCAGCGCCGGGTCGAGCGAGCCCTCTTTCAATCTCTTCTCGATACGCTCGCGCGCCGTCATCGCGCGAGTCCCACGATCCGATAAACCGTCCGGTGCCTGATCTTGCTTCCGCGTGTTTCCCATTGTTCACACTCCAGCTTGATACGTTGTCGGCGAGGTCGCCTGTGTCATCAAACACCATCACATCGAATGATGCGCCATTCTTCGCGAGCGTGTGGAACTGAATGCCGGCGGCGATCAGGCTTGCAGAGATCGCCTTTGCATCAGTACCCGCGCTCCTCACTGTGTACAGCACGTGCGGCCCGCGAACGTTGCTAGAGAATGCCAGCACCGCCTTCTGGTCGGCAATCAAGCCTTTCATCGACGCAGCAATTGCGATGTCTGACGCGGACGCTCGATTGTAGATCGAGACCGTCGAGTCTTCCGCTCCATCCGCCCACGCACCGATTGCCTCTAATTCCCGAGCGCTAAGCCCGAGCATCCGGTCGATCTCGGCGAACGCGTCCGCGAGCTTGCGATGCCGCTCGGACCCAATCGCTCCAATCGCTTCGTCAATGGTCAGGTTTTCCTCGACATTTGGTGACACCATCGCGGCACCGCCTTCATCAACCCACCGACCGCGATCGTCGCGCGCTTGATCTGGACGATACTTTCTCTGCCGAGACTTAAATTCGGCCACGACCGCAGGAGCCAAAGGGCCATCGGCCCGCTCGCCTCCGTCGTAGTAGCGAATCTCGACCGGCATGGACTCCCATCCAAGCGCGTCAGCAGCCATGATCCTGTGGTTGCCGGAGCGGATCCACGCTTCTCCGTTGTGGGCCACCCGCACGAGCGGCAACTGCTCGCTGCCGTCAGCAGACAGGGGCAGCAGTCCACTGTCGCCCATTGACCGCACCAGAGTCTCCAAAGACTCGGCCCGTGGCCGTTCCTGCTCCGCGTGTTCTCCCTTCAGGCCGCGCAATACCCGCAAAGGCACGTAGACGGGCTCGTGGAACGCCGCCGTGATCGTGAGCATTCCGGGGACACCGTGAAGTGTCCGGCCCCGCTGGGACGCTCTAGACGCCTCTTCCGCATACCACGCCTCGGACATCTCATCGGCCCAGAACGAGTACGGGCCTGCGCGCCGATTGGCGAGCTTAGTACCGGCCTCCGCGAATTGCGCGGAGACCCCGCCAGACTTTTTTGACTGGGCCGCCCCCTCCTGAGGGGCGGAGACTCCAGCGGGGCCGTTCTCTTTCGGCATCTCCGTCGGAGGCGGGGCACCCGGGTCCGCCATGTTGAGCGGAATCCGGTACGTGTCCCCGTCGTCGTACGGGTTCATGTCCTCAAGCTCGCGGATCTCGTTGGGGCTCAGTGCCCCCACGTTGAACATCGCGGTGTAGTAGGCCGTCCGATCGGCCATCGCTCCGCGCAGCAAGCCCTGAGTGAAGAATTTTGTGTACAGGCCAGCCGCTCGCTCGCCCTTCGACAGCAATTGCTTGTCCGCAGACTGCTCGATACGGGCGTGCCACGGAGCAAGAGTGTGCTTGATGTGAGCCAGCATCATCTGCTCGACGCTGGCATAGGTGGCGGCCTTGTCCGAGTAGCCGATCATCACCGGGTTGACCCGGAACCCTCGGCAGATTTCCTCGATCTGTGCGTCCCTCGCCTGCTGAAGCTGCGTGTCGGCCGCGCTCATCGACAGAGACTGCCACTTCCAGTCCCCGTGCAGGATCGCGGTCTTGCCCGAGTTGGACGACCCGCCGTAGTTGCGCTGCCAGTCCTCGCGCAGCTTGATAAGCATGTCGGGAGACATGACAGCAGGGGTCGACAAGACTCCGCTCAATCGACCGCCATTGCTGAACAGTTTTGCGGACATCTCTTCCGCCGCAATCCCTAGACCAATCGCTTCTCTGAGCAGCCGAGTCGCATCCAACCCGCGCCACGAATCCCACGACGGCCCGCGCCAATGCCACACCGAATCCGCGCCGACCTCAGTCGTCGCCCCATCTGGGAACACGATGTTGTACCGCAAGTCCCACCCGTCCCGCCTCGGGACTACCGACGTCGGGTCCAAAGGCAATAGTTCCATCACCTTCCCGCCGGCACCGCGCACGATGTACGCAACACCGCGCCCGGTCAGCACTGTGTGCAGCGCGAGAGTTTCGCGGAACTCAAACGAGGTCTGCCAGTCGTTGGGAGCGACGGTCAGCAGGTCATGTAGCGGGTGATTCGTTGCCGGCTTCTTCAGCCCGGACGATTCCTGCATCACCCGAAATGGCACTTGAGCGATGCCCTCAGAAATGAGTCGCACGCACGCCAGCACGACGGCGGTCTGCATTGCGGTCTCGTGGGTCACGACGACCCCAGACTTCGTTGCTCCGTACGTGTTCGCCCACTCGCTGAACAGTTCGTCCAGCGTCACCAGAGTCTCGGTCTTGCGCTGCAGCCTCAAGGCCCGCGACAGACGAGACCCGATTGATTGAATCATGCCCATTCCGAACCTCTTCGATTAGTCGAGAAAGGCCATTCCTGCTGATGGCATCCGAGACCGGGCGATGAATCGGCTCAATGCCATGATCATCGCAACCGGGCCGTCGATCTTGTTCTCGGCGTGTTCTTTCCGAGGATAGATATTGTCCTTGGCGTCGACGTGGCAGACCACGTTGCTGATCTGCCAGTCAAAACACGGGTTCCCGTCATGATGAAGCCGGCCCTCGGTCACGAGCGCCAACGCCTGCTTCATCGGCTCCGAGAAGTTCAGCACGGTGGGTCTCACCTCGACCATCATGATGCCCTGCTTCAGCATACGACCAGCAAGTTGATTTGCTTGGTACGGATCGTACGCCACCTCGACCACGAAATTCGATTGTGTGTCCGACAGAAGGTCGGCCTCAATGACGTCGAAATCGCAGATCGCGCCCTCGGTGACCTTGATGTGCCCCTCCCTCGCCCATCCGTCATACTGGCTGTTCTGCTCCTTCTCGACCGTCTCGCTCGGGAGGTAGGAATCGCAAAACACGTAAAAGTGCTCCGTGTTCCTGACCAGCTTGCGGTACACGATGACCTTCGCCGCGATGTCGCTCACGCTCGCGAGGTCGAGCGCAACGACAGCCTCGCACGAGGCGAAGTCCTCTCTCCTCAGTGAGGGGTCTGCAACAGCGTCCCATGCCCTCATGTCCATCCACGGGTTGTCGGCATTGCACCACTCGTCAAGGTGCTTGGTCTTGAAGTTGTTGATCGCGCTCTGCATGCTCATTGCCTTGGCTTGCAGAGGAAGAATGACGTCGGGCATGACGCTTACTCCCCAATTCGGGTTCGCCTTGACCAGTGCCTCTTCGGTTGCCCAATCGTCGTCTTTGTCCAGCCCGTAGATGATTCCGAATTGAGACTCGTCGATCGCCTTGCCCTGCAATATCTTCAGCACGAATCCACGCACCTCGTAGCAAATGCCGGCCCGATTAGTGCCAGCAGTCGTGATCACCCACAGCATTGACTGTTTGCGCTTGCCCATGCCTGTCTCGACGACGTCGTAGACGTTGCGGGTCTTGTGCGCGTGCAGTTCGTCAATGATCCCGAGGTGGATGTTTAGGCCGTCGAGCGTGCTGCTTTCGGACGACAGCGCTTCGAATTTCGACGCGGTGCTCATCTGGTTGATGTTGTGAGCGCCGACCTCGATGCCAAAGTGCCGCTTCAAACCCGGGGTCAGTCGGGCCATGTTCTGCGCGTCCCCGAACACGATCTTCGCCTGATCTCTCGTAGTCGCCAGAGCATAGACCTCTGCCCCGCCTTCGTTGTCAGCGCAGAGCATGTACAGGCCGACACCAGACGACAATGCGCTTTTCCCGTTGCCTCTCGGCACCTCGATGTACGTGCGCCGATAGCGGCGATACCCCTCCTCGGTGAGCCACCCGAATATCGTCGTCAGGATGAACACCTGCCACGGGGCCAGAGTGATCGTGGTCCGGGCCAGCGGACCCTTGATGTGCGGCAATAGCTCAATGAACCGGCACGGCTTCGTCGCTCGGTCCGCATCCCATCTGAACGGGAACCCGCTAGTCCCCTGCTTCGCCAGATCGTCCCGCTGCCTCTGGCACGCGGCGATGACCCACTGTCCCGCAGGGATCTGCCCGCTCAAAACCCCCTGCTGGTACTCCTCGGCAATCGCGATGTAGTCGCGCTTCACTGCTCGCCGGCCATCCGCGCCCACGGGTCGTCCTCAGCAGACTCCTCGCCGACGCTTACCCGGGCCCTGCTGCTCGGCGTGAACCCCATCTCGCTCGCGGCCTTCATCATCGCCGCGTTGGCGAGCGCTTGAGCCCTCACCCCGGGGTTGAGAACCGCAGTCCCCGTGCTGCCCTTCACAACCCGGCCGGTCTTCTGGATGAACTGCGTCGTTTCCTCAAACGCAGCAGCAGCAACGCAGTAGCTGACAAGAGTGGTGGAGTCGAGTTGGGTCAACAGCCCTTTTGGCGCACTCCTCAGCGCGTGGTCCCAGTACTGCCTCTGCAGGTCGCTGAACCAGTCCGGGGCCGCTCCTAGCGCCCCTGCGGGCTTGGGCTCTCGGGGATTGGCTCGATCCTTGCGCAAAGTTCCCTGCACGATTTTCAGGGCCGTAGGCTTGGGCGGATTGGGCATATGACAAAACTGATTGATAGATGTGCAGTAAACTGACGTGGCGTGTGCGAGACAACCCGCTTCGTCGTTTGGGCGGTGGGGCCTGAAGATTCGACCCACCCCTCCCCGTCAGTGCTTACTCTCGCCGGGGCTTGCGCGATGATGCACCCCACTAGGCCCGTGTTGCAAGCGGGCAGCATCAGCCCCGATCGCCCGCTCCCGCGCTTTCTGCATCGTCCCGTGCATCACGCTTGCGCTGAGCAATGCGTGCATTGACCTCTTTGATCGTCTTTTGACTGTGGCACGCAGCATCAAGCGATTGCCAATTGTTCCGATCCCAGAACAACGCACGATTACCGTTGTGTGGTCGGATATGGTCTACCTCTGTAGCCGGCCTAAGCATCCCTTTGCGCTGGCACTCTGCGCACAAGGGATTAGCATGTAACCATGCAAGCCTTGCTCGCTTCCATTGCACAGAGTCGTATGGGGTTGGGCCTTGCCCACTGGGCATGTCCTCCCATCTCCTCGTGCGCGGGGCAGTGACACCAGCGAACGCCTTGCCTTTGACGAATGCGTGCTTGTACACGTGCGCGGGGCATCGCGACGTGCCATCAAACACCAACGCACCACAGCCCGGGTAGCTGCACGGACGTGCTGGCCTAGTGAGGATTGGTTTAGCGCTCATCACGCAATGCCTCGTAGTAGGCCCTGAATGCTGCCCATACCTCAGGCTTTAGCTCTCTCCTCATTGCGGACAAAGGAAGCCTGCGCAGCTTTGCGGGAGTCTCAACGATCATTCTCGCTGTGCAGCACAGCGCGAACGCGTTGTACAGCGGCTTGCGGGACAGGCAATACACGCACGGGACGATCGGGGCGATCGTCGTTATCGGGTTTCTTTGATCGATTTCAGCCATTGCCGATACACCGCACGCGACATCCCCATCGATCGAGCTTCAGCCATCTGTCGCGCTTCATGGTCACGTTTTTGCTCTGCGCGGCTCAAAAGTCTGGCCGGTTCGTCGTAGTCATCATTCCCGTGAAGTTGATGAACACGGCCACGAGGCCAGTTGCGATGCACGGACATTGCAAGCGGATGCTGCAGGAATCGAAACATGCTCATTTCAACGCCCCTCGGATTTCAGTAATCGACCCCAGCAACTTGATCGCACCCTCGGACGATATACGCCCCTCACCTGCGAGGAACTCCAGCGTTGCGAGCGTACTTCGCAACACCTCGCGCAAGGCGTTGCATTCATCGAGCGCATCGGCTGCAATCTCGGGCCACAGGCGTGTCGAATCGGTTGCCATCACTTCTCCTTCCAGATGGTAATGATGATGTAGGCCGTCAGTGC